TTACTTTACCGGATTGTGATAAACGTTCAGGGCCATGTGCCGCACGCCGTAGTTCTGCCCTGATGTGTGCTGAATATCGGTTGCGAAGACCAACCGTTGACGCATACCTGACCACTCGAATGCGGCACTGATACCGTTCTGATGGAGATGCTCAGACCACGAGTTCATGCGATCGACCGCATTCCTTGACTGAACATAGACCAACATCCCGCCCTTGTTGTTTTCGGGGCGGGCATTGCTGTAGCGCTCCGTGAGCTGTAACCATCCTCCCCACAGGTACGCAGGGCCATTGTCGATCTTCGCTTCGCCCAACCACTTGAAGTTCGGCTTCCAGCGACTTTCAACGACAACGTCACAATGGCCACCATTATCTGGATCGTGGTTCGCAATATACCCAACCGTCTTGAGCTGGCCCACGATTGCAATCGTGATTGCGTCTTCGCTTGCTTCGGAATAGTGACTTTTATTGTCCTCGATGCGACCAAAGATCTCATCGAGATCGTCATATAGCACCGAAACGAATTCGGCGTATGTGTCCGCTGCCGCCCGTTCCAGCGCACGATCTCCGTAGGACGCGAGGCGCAAGAGTGCTCGGGCAGTCCGCACATCTACACGCTGCCCGTCTGTAGATTGCTCGTCGCTCATACCGATGCGGTAAGCTCCCTTGCGAGGTCAGACGGAGCAAAGGAAAGGAAGATTCGAGTTTCGAACTCCCTGTCTGGCTCACCGGTCATGGGGTGGAAGAACTCTCCGTTGTTAAGAGTATGCTTAACTTCGGCGTTGGGAAGCGCGAACACCTGGTCGTCCTCGTCTATGTATTCATAGACCGGATCGAGCAGGTGAAGATCGTGACCAATCAGGTACTGAACAACTCCAGCCACTACGGTTTGGTCGGCAATTGAACGCTTTTCTGCCATCTGCTGGATGAGCCCAAACGAAATACGACTCGTCTCTCTAGCGCGGTGCGCGAGGAAATCGACCAGCGCGACGCACAGGACGGCCTCAGGGCGGTCCTGCCAGACGTCCTTAACGCGATCTAGCGCCTCGTCGACTCGCATGATGGTCAGCAATGGTTGAGCAGTGTGTCGATGGTTTGTCGGAACAAATCTTCTGTAAGGCAGCCGTCCACAACAGCGAGGTACAGCTCACCTTTCGGTTTTGAAAGCTCCCGAAAGTTTCCCGGGAGCGACAGCACAGGCAAGATCTCGCCAAACTTCTTAGTAGAGTCGCCGAACTTGACCGAGATCTTAAACGGCGTGATGTTCGGGACCGCTACCTTACCACCCTTATGGAACAGCTCTTTCCGCAGGTCCGAATCCCGATCGCGCATACGCTCGGTCTTCACGGAGTTCGTTGGGGTCTCGAAGCCAAGCTCGACAACGCGACCTGCCTTCGCATCCGAGTATAGGCTATGGATCGCGGGAAAAAAATTCACCCGATGGCCTAGCAACGGAGCCCCACCCGGGCCATGAACGAGCGCATGAAATTCGTTGGTGAGCTGTTGAGCGCAGATTTCGCCAAATTCAATATTGTTGGTGCTCGGCACGTCGAGTCGGAGTTCCACTCTCTTCGCATTCGGTGAGATCACGACCGCGTCAGCGCACTGCTTGAAGATCTTACGAACGACGATGAACTCATCGAACCCGGCGAACGCCTTTTGAACTGCCTCTGACACCTCGTCCTGCTTGTACTTGATACGCTCATCAATGTACCGGCCAGACAGAAAAGTCAACGCGATTGAGCCATCGTCGAGCTCCGACCTGCCGGTGAACGTAGGGCGAGAGGGGATATCTGCGAGCTCGGAATCGGACAGGAAATAGGGAAACCGCTGCGAAGCTGTGGTCTTCGCAGGCTTCGCCTTACTCACCAGGTTCCACAGGGCTTCGCGATCGGCTTTTGCTGGCTGATGCACACGAATGTAGCGTTCCCCGCCAACCAACTGATCCGAGTACAGTCCGCCCAACAGAGGATTGAGCTTTGCCAGCGGCAACCCAATTACTCCGGCAAGGACGTCTCTTCGGAAGAGATCCCAGCTACGGTTTGGAATGCCGCCGTCGCCCTCGACAACGGCCTTAACGTAGCCAAATTTGGTTGACTTCCGCAAATTTGAGATAAGCAGCTCAACAGTTTCCGTATCTTTGCTCATGTTTTGTGTTGTTGTTCAGCGTGTGAGGTATCGTGTGATGCACTGCGGGAGACTCAGAGTCCGGTCACTTTGAGATCAAGCCAGTGTCGACGCAAAATCGAGCGAGCGGGCAACGTGGCTTCCAGACCTCGACGATTCTAGCAGTTGAACAAATTCAATTCGCTTACAAAAATGTTTTGCAGCCTTGAACGCAACGCGGGTCGGAAGAATATCAACGCGTTGGCGTTACTTTCTTTCCGCGTGCGCGAACGTAATGCTCCGTCATCGAAACGTTGCCGTGGCCAAGAAGAGCTTGCGCGGATCTCAAATCCTCCGCAGATTCTTTGTCGGTGCCCGCTTTTGCTCGCAGGTCGCGAAACTGAAAATCATCCTTCGCGATGCCTGCCTCTTCGCGCGCGCGGTCAAATCTAAATCTCAAAGCGGCACGTCCTAAAGGTCTGCCGTTCTCGTCAACAATCAAATGCGTCGAGCGTGGGTTGTGCGTGGCCTTCCTCTTCGCCAATCGGTCAAGAAGCTGTGCAAGCTCCCCGACAACCTGAATACGAAGCCGCGTCCCCGTCTTGTTCTGACGAACCGAAACAACACCGTCTCGAACGTCGCGCTCGTCCATCTTCAACACGTCTGCGGGCCGTTGCCCGGTCAGGTACGCGAGATCCATCGCCTCTCGTAATGGCATGTCGGCCTTGTCCCATACCGCTTTATATAAGTCATCGCCCACATATACGTCGCGGCCCGTTTCCCTGTGCTTACGAACACCAACGCAAGGGTTTGGCCGGTCTGTTGCCCCCCACTCACGAGCCTTGTTGAAGATGTGGGAAAACAAGGCAATTTCACGGTTTGCCGCAATCGGCGATGCTTTCCGCCAGTCTAAATACTGTCGAATATGGATCGGTTTGATCGCATCCAATGGCGCGGGCGGTGAGTCGAAGAATGAATACAGCTTCTCAAGCTGCAATAGATTGGTCCGCCGAGTTTCAGCCGCCTTGTTTGGCAACACCTCTGTCAGGTAGCGCTGTGCTACGTGGCGAAACGTTAAGAGGGCCCCTGCCGTGCCGTTGCACTGCTCCAAGTCAGCGTAAAGGCGTAACGCCTCCACAAAGTCGCCTCCAAGCGCTTTCCACCGACGCGGCTTCCCCCCCATGTCGTAGTAGTAGTACGTCTTCCCACGCAAGGTTTTCTTGATCCGCATTCTCGGTGGCAGATGCAGATTTTTCGTCGGCTTACGCCCCATCCATCAGCCTCCGAACACAGCGGAATTCCAACGCGAACGAGCATCCGTTGGCGCTGCACGCTCAAGCTGCGCACGCCCCTCGACAACAGCACGAGCGACGACAGCGCGACCGCAGGCATTGACAAAAAACGGCACCCCCATTCTTCGCAGCGCCTCCACCTGCTTCGACTTGACCTTTCGACCGGTCAGCACCGCCAGCTCATCCGGAGACAAAAACATATCCATTGACTTCATGCCTCCCGAGTTGATAACCAGAAGCACCCCAACGCCTCGTTCCAGTATGTTTGGCAACGATCCAGTGACGACCCGACCTTGAGCGCGGCAGCGAATACGCACTTGATCGCTTCAACAGCGTTGTTTTCCAACAGATGATCGATGGGCAGCTCATCGGGAATGACGATCCCCCGACTCGTCCAGTACCGCTTCTCGTTAATGGCGTGCTCTGCGAAATCCTTCGTCATGTACTTGCACAGATACGAAGCCAACTTGTGTCGCAGGCCCTTTTCCCTGAATGGATTTCTTACGTCGATGTTTCCGTTGTCCTGCCCGACGATGCTGTGCCAGATCGCTCGCAGGACGCGATAGTTCTGCCGCCCCTTGACCGCGACGTGTAGATGCCACGCCCCGCGTTTTTGTCGCTCCGCAACTGCAACGTAGTGAAAATCTCCTAACTTGCCGAGCCGTCGGCGCAGTGCATCGTAGTCCTTCTTCAATCGCATTTTGTCGACCATGTTCTCGCGATAAGTGAGCGTGATCATTCGATCTGCGCCGATCGCCTTGCATCGAAGACGGACCTGCTTCTTGGCCCGCTTCGCGGCATCCATCTGGTTTTGCTCCGTGTTTTCTGACTCACCCCGCTTCGCACGTGGAAGTGCGCTGAGAGCCAGCGCGCCCATGTACCTATCGAACCGAGTGGCCGTGACCTCAACCTGACCGTCGCCGAAGTTCCGTCCACGGATGACCCACTCTCTTCGGAAGCTCGCGAAATCGCCTATACTGTCGTCGTGCATTGCAACTGTCCTTGTAATGCTGTTGTGCAAAGCCTCGAACCGCTGCAACGGTCGGGGCTTTTCTTTTCTTCGGCGGCTATGCCGTACGCCTGTGGTGCTGTGTTCCGCTCCTCTTACGTTAAGTGTCCCTGATATAAATCTAGGCGCGCTTCGCGCGCCCGGCTGTCCTCGCTCTCGCTGCGGGCAGACGGGCGTCAAAGCGCGCACTCGTCCGCACCCCGCGAACAAGCCGCAATTGCAGCCCGCCATGCTCCGACGCCACCACGGATACCAAGCCGCCCGCCCTGAGACCGAATAGCCTCGCCAAACGAGGGCGCAATAGCACGATGGTCCGATCGCCACGCTGAATTACCCGCACCGGTCGCGCTCCGACCGCGATGCGCACGCGCCGAGCACCCATCACATCCATCACGTACATACCCCTCTCCTGAAAGACCGCAAGGCAGCTGGCATGGGTTGCGCCGACCTATGGCCGACGCAACCCATTCCAGAGCGTGCGGCGGTAAGCCCGAATCAAGGCCACGCCGCTACGCGGTCGGCTACGCCGAGCCTTGACACGGGCGCAGCCCGTCGTAGCTGCGATATACGCCCCATGGTCCGGCAGTCATATGCGCGAGACCTGGAGCACTAGCACAATGTCGGAGCGCGAACCCGACAGGCTTCGCCCGTCCATGAATGACGGAAGCCAGCGGATACCGCTAGTCACGATTGAGTCCTTGCCTTCGCTCAATCCGCCCATCACAACCACGTCGCCATCGCGCAGCGTCATGCTGGTCTCCAACTTGCGCGTGTTCTTGGTCGGCGAGTTATTCACGCCCGTGCTGGTCTTCTGGAAGTCCGAAATCTCGACCGTCACATCAGTGTCAATCACGTCATCTTTCACGGTCGGTTGTACGTCGAAGATCACCCCCGCGTCCTGGTACGTCACGGACTGCACGGGAGCCGCGCTTGAATTTGGATACGACACCGAGTCAATCACCGGCACCGACTGGCCGACGTTGAGCCGCCCATGCTTGCCGGAGGCCACGCGTATGTTCGGCGACGTGACTACGTGGAACCGGCTGTCGGAATCGAGCGCGGCAATCGCGGCATCCAGAAACCCCATATGCAACCGCAGCGCGTTCGCGTTGTCGTCCACCGTGCCGGCGCCCAGCGAAATCCCCAGCCGCCCGCCAAGGATGCTCGCCGCCAACTGAAAGCCCGTCGTCCTGTCGTTTTCTGTCGAGACCTCATACACCCATGCACGGATCGCGACTTCGCCCGTCTTGGTGTCCACCTGCGGAAGCACCGACTCGAGCATGGCAATCTCCTTGGTCGAGCCGACAAACACCATCGTGTCCGACGACTGGTCGACCATTGCCGCCGCCGAGGTAGGCGACGCATCGGCGCGCGCACGCGACCCAGCCGTAGCAGGCACGGCGCGGTTCATCGTGAATTGCCCGTTAAAGAGTGGCTGAACCAGCCGCGCCAGATAGTCCGCAGTCCGATACTTGGGCGAATACACAAACACCTGCTTGTCTGGCTCCGCTTTGTCGTCGTCCTTGCGCTTGAAAACATAATCGACACCGTTTTTTGTGGCTACGCCGAACCCGAGCGATGCGAGAAAATCGCCCAGCACGTCGCGAATGTCGCCCTTCGTGCGGTCGAAACGGAACGACACCGTGCGCGTGTCGGCCAACACTTCGGGCGCAATCACGTACTGCGACTGGAGCATGTCCGCATACACAAGATCGATCACTTGAGCGACGTTGACGAACCGCAGATCCACCGATTTCGCGTTGCCCATTTTTAACGGCACCACAGGCGGCGCAGGCAGTGGACTCGAAGTTACCGCGCCAGACAACGGCGCAGACAGCGATGGCGGCAGAGGAGGGAGGCCCGGCATCGACGCTGGCGCGGCAGGTTCAGCGCCATGGGCGACACCGACCGTGAGCAGAAGCGCAACCGCAAGCTGCTTCATCTCGCCACCCCGCCCAAGCCCGCCGACGTCGCGCCACCGCGAACACCGGTCTCAGGCTTCGCACCGGAAAACGTCGAGACCTGTTCGCCGTCGATCATGCCGACGCGCACCACGCCCGTGTTCTGGAACATCGATGGGCTTTCCATGCGCAGCCGCCCCACGCTATCGGCAACCACCACCCATGACCGGCCCGGCCCGCTGTAGCTTCCAACAATGCGCCAGTCTTCCGAGAATGAGGGCTTAGAACCGACCGCAGCGCGCCCGAAGGATGCTGCCGAGCCCTCAGCAGCCGACGAAGCGGAAAGAGGTGGCGCAGCCGCCGCCGCAGGGCTATGCGCGGCTCGATGGAAGAACGTCCATAGGAACCGCACCGACATGATCGGCATCACCACCATCACGGCGACGATCAGCCACAACCGCTTGTTGCGCAGCACGTTCTGCCGCTTGTCGACCACCGCCTCCTTGCCGCCGACGCCCGCGTAGCTCTTGTACAGCGGAAACACCTCCTTGCTGTATTTGCGTACGTAGGTGCCGACCCGCGTCTTGCTGTTCTGTTTCCAGCCCTCGTACTGCTCGACGCGATAGCCGGACGACAGCCCCAGCGACTTGAGCTTGTGCATGCGGAACGACAGTTCTACCACCTCTTTCACGTCCCGATGCAAGCCGCCAATGTCCTGAATCATCAATACAACGTCGCAGGCCACACCGGTATCGGCGTGCGTGAAATGGCGGTGCATGCGGAAGAACGCCATATGCTCGGCGGAAACCTTCATGCTCCGCGCCCAGAGCTTCCACGCCTCATCGACCACCAGCAGATCGCCAGGCTGCACGAAACCCGGCGTGACGGTTGCGCCCTCCGCCGACTCATGCTCGACCGGAAAAAACGCTGGTTTCTTGAAGTCATCGGTACGCACGTGCACCACCGCACCAAACTTCATGTGATCGCCGCGCTTCTTGCTGACCAAATACTCGTGAATGCGCTCCTCGTTGATGCCGTCCACGTTGGTCACGACCCTCCGCCCACTGGCAATCGCGTCGAGTAGCGGCCCCTGCACGACCTCATACGACTTGCCCGAGCCCATCACGCCGCAATACGCATTGATCGCCATCGCGTTACCCGATGATCGGCAGTCGCCGAATGATGAACCGTGTCACGTAGGCCGAAACCAGGAGCGGCGCACCGTAGCTGAATGCGCACAGGTCCAGGAAAAACCAAACGTCGTTGCCGATCGACCCGAATGCCCCGGCCAACGACGCCGCCGACGGCAGTACGCCTGACGACTGGAGGAACGAAACGGCCTCGGTTACGAAGAAATAGAGCGCGAAATACAAAAAGAACTTGGCGACGACCGAACGCAGGAGGAAGCCGAGCGCAACATTGGCCGCAGAGACGAGAATCGCGAACACGCCCGTCCCCTTACGCGCGCAGCACGACGAACAGCGCCGCAAGCGTGAACATCGCCGCGAACGCGGTATAGATCGCCGTGCGGTTGGACTCGGCCAGGTCGCACTGAGCCGTGAGCGTGAACGAATGCCCCATCACGGAAAACGACGGCTCTGGACACGTCGAGCCATGCGCTGGCACCGCCCAATGCTTCAGGTCGGGTAGTAGGTCCAGCACCGGCGATAGGATCATTGAAATGGTCGGTGTCGATTCCAGCGTCGGCGACGCCACGCCGGGATCAGTGCCTAGATCCACCGACACCTTGTTGACCACGTTGACGTTCGGCGTGTTGACCACATTCACGTCCGTCCCGTTACCCACGCTCGGGCTGCTCCCCGCATTAGGGGCTGATGCGCCCCCGGGCTGCACGGTCGGGCTAATGATCACGGTCGTGCCGCCCGGATCGGTCGCCGGGCGGAACAGGTCCCCGACGTTCGGCATCGCAGTAGGATTCGCACTGGCCCACGGCTGAACATCGTTTGCCGTCAGTGGCTGTGTGACCGAATACGGCAGACCCTGATAACCGGGCTGATTGGCCGCCTGCTGCCACGTCTGATTCGTGAGCTGCGCAAGCGTATTGGGATCGAGCGGCGTGGCAATCGAGGACGACGAAAGGTTAGGGTAGATCTGCGACAGATCGCTACCACTGATCGGCTGTACGCCCGGCCCAATGGTCCAGTTCGTCAGCGGCTGCGTACTCGACTGCATCGAGTAAATGCAATTGCCGCTGCTGTCGAACGAGCCGCAATGGTTATAGAGCGTTGTTTGCGTCAGCGTCTGCTGCGTGCCGTCCACGTTCGGCTGCCAAAAGACGTTCACACTCACGATCTGATCCGCCCCATTGGGGGGAACCGCCGAACCGCTCTGTGCCCCGTACGTCGCCAGATATTGGTCGAACTGCTGCACCTGACTCAACGTGTTGGGGATCATCTCCATGTCACCCGCCACCCAATCAAAGTTCTTTTGCCCGCTCGTCGGCGCGGCCGGAAGCGCGGCGCATGGGTTCGACGGCATGCACGACGAGGTGTGATACACGGGGATGCCGACGGACGCGGCCCACGTCCACGGGTTCACCATGTTGCTCGCGCCGGGGTCGGGCGCTGGCGTCGCCATGTAGCCTGTGCCGACTCCTTGCGGCAGCGGCTGCTGCGCGGTGATCGTCTTGCCATCAAACGAGCGGGACAACGATACGCTGCCCGCATACAAAGCCGAACCGGCAGCGAGGATGCCGACTCCCGCCGCAATTGTCAGCCACACCGGCGCACCAGCGAATCCTAGACCCACAGCAGCCCCCGTACTCACAATATTAAGCGCCGTCGAGACCTGCCCCATGCTGGTCAGCGTCGCCGCAATACGCGGATCATTCGCCGCAAATCCGCGCGCAACCGCAACGCGCGAGATGATGGCGGCCTCCGCACGATTGATCACAAGGTTCTCCGCCGGCGCAAGCAGCGCTTGAGCATGTACAACCTGAGCGCCCAGCATGCAACTCAGCGAGAAGAAGAGAGCAACTTTTCCGATGAGCATCACGACTCCTTAAAGCCGACGATTACAGCCCAGGCACAGACCATCCCGAAGACGAACATCACCAGATACCAAGCGCTGTTTGCATCCACGGCACCTCCAAAATAGAACCGGGGGCCGCAGCCCCCGTACGCGATAGCCGCGGGGCCGCCGCTTACGCGCCGCGAACCATGCTCATCAGAATCTTCGCGCCCTTGATCGCGACGTAGACCGTGATGAGCGTGGCAGCCACGGCAAGAACGTCCGTCGTAACCGTCGAAAAGTCGATACCGCTCGTGAGCGTCGAGAAGTCCGTACCCGCCGCATGCGCTTCCACCGCTACGGCAGTGGTTCCAACGACCACCGAACGCACACAGATTTTCTTGAGTTGTTGCAGTTTTTTCTTCACCTTCAATGCTCCTAAAGAAGCGGTTTCACCCGCAAAAAATCAGGCCCGACGTACGAAGTTGACAATCGCGCCTGCGCCATGGCTCACCAACCACAAGGTAATGACGGTGGTGAACGCCAACCCCCAAAACCCAGCCGCCTGCACGTAGTCGAACGGCTGTGCAACGGCATCGATGTATGAAGCACTCGACGGATCGAGCACATATGCTTGCAACGTCGTCAGGTAAAGCGGGTTGCCGTTCGCATCGGTTCCGCACGAGATGGAACGTCCCGCTGCGTTGATTGCCCCAACCGTAGGCCCACAGACCGCGATGATCTGAACGGAACCCGCAGCCATATCGATCAAGCCACCTTGGCGTCAGCTTTCGGCTGTGCACGGGGAAGTCCATATGGGGAAAGAGAGACGATGCGGGGCACGAGGCGACCGGCGTCTTGGCCGTTGCCTTGTGCAAGCGCGAATTCGGCGAGGTAGTCGCCTGGCCGCGTATCTGCCAAGCTTTGAGGCAGGTTGATCACTCCGACCACGATACTGGCTCCGTCCGAAGATGATTGCTCGAGGATGGATTGCGCCTCGCGAATCACCCACGGGCGCCCAGTTTTCGCGGAGATTCCGCTACGTTCATTGATGGCAAGGATGGTAAGTTTCTGCTTCGAAGTCATCGTTCTTCTCCGATTCCGGTTCAACAAATCAGTCGGTTTTCACTCGCAAAAATTGCCTGTTGGGTAATGTTTGTAGAACAGCGCGAGTGCGCACATATTGCAGACGTGACGGCCTATAATGGGTCGCAAAATACTCAATAGAGGTTTTTTGATACCTATGGGACGACCGAAAAAAGCGGCCGAAGCACTTGGTGCGCAGGCTGAATTGACCCAGCAGTTCGTCTGCGCGGTCGAGGCACATTGCCTGACGCAAGCAGCCGCACAGGACTCCAAGCGCGCCGCCGTAACCGTGCGGCTGGGGAAGGTCAGCGCAAAAGAGATCGAGCGTTTACTCGGTATCACCGAGCCCACGGGCAGAACGTGGAACGCATATCGTCGAGGCGACAGGACATGGCCGCTGTCTACCCTTGAGCAGAAGATTCGCGTTGCGGTGCGGGCGGGATTGCTATCTCCAGAGATGACGTCTGTACTCCAGCGAAAGATCCGGCTCGCCGCGATCGAAGATACACAGCCCTCCATCGATCCGATTTTCGAGCAGAGCGATTCGATCGTGCAGCATGCGCTTGCTCTTGCTGAGTTCCTTCGAAAGCACAACGGAGCAGGTTATGCCTTGGACATGTTGCAGCCACTGCTCGACTATGCCGAGCAGATTCGCGCTGAAGCGATGTTGCAGGCCGCCTCGACGGAAGCGTTCAATCCGATGCCGCCCGACATCGACATCTGAGCTATTGCCGTCCCACGAAGCGCGACCAAATAACCTCACGGGTTTGACGCTGTGCCAAACGCGGATGCTTCGGTTGCCGCGCGACCAAATAACCTCAACAATTACCTATCGGCTGGCATGTAGCCCTGCTGCATGGTGTGCGAACAGATCACCCCGCGTGTGACAGGTCGGAGAGCGCTGCCAGGGGCATGTGCCAGGGCGACCAAATAACCCCAGACGTCGCATCGATTGACGACAGTCAAAGCGCCTTATTCGGGTGCGCGACCAAATAACCTCACGGAACAGCGGCGTTGTCGGCGGTGATCAGAGGCGACGCGCGACCAAATAACCCCGAGCACCGAGTCGCACTTGTTGCACGCGCGCCAGTGAGGTAGTAATGCCTGACCCACAGGCAGGAGCTACATCATGAGTACAACCCCTCTCCCCAGCTTCATCTCTGAAGGCGATTCAAAGACGGTGGATGCGATGCTCGCGTTCTTCTTTTATGAATGCCCGTCGAGCATGATCCCATCACCGGACGAAGTGGCTGCATGGGCGCTAGCCTTGGCAGAGCGGGGAGATGAATTCGCCGGCCACGCCGAGGCGTGCAGGAAATGGGCAAAGGGGGAGGACTAGGCCCCGCGTTCTACAATCGAGAACTAGATCGAGCCAGGACGCGCTTTCGCGGGAGGGTGTTGCAGCGTCTTTGTAGATCGATAAATTGGGCAAATGTCTGATTTATTTGATATTTGTCGAAGCTTTGTAATCATCAGGTGGCGGGTTCGAGTCCTGCAGCCGGCACCAAATAAGGAAGGGGTTACGCGATGTTTGCGTAACCCCTTCGTGTTTTTCGATCGTGGGCCGCGTTAAATAGCAGCCCGAATGTCTTGTAGCGTTGGGCGCGAATTGGCACGGTTTAGCGCCGATGTTGTCACCTTGTCCCGATGCTGGCTGGACCGCGCGCGTTTCGCGCTTCAACTGTCCCTAATCGCACTCACCTCGATCTCTGCGGTATCCCATCGTCCACGACGTGCGGCCTCGACCAACATCCCCAACGTCAGCGGCACGAGCGCCGGCCTGCGAAACCGCTTCGAGAACAACCCCAGGAACGATGACAGCAGTTGCTGACCTTCCGGGTTGACCGGAATCGATCGCCCGACGAACGCGCCGAGGTTCCGCGTGAAGGCGACCCGAACTCCGCTAAGCCCGATCTTGGTGATCGATGGTGAGTTGTCATTCGATTTCCTATGGTCTCCAACGCGATAGCCGACCACTAGTTCGGCCACCGGTACGTGTACCGCCGCGGGCTCCGTTCCGGTGTTCCGGCTGACGGCACAACGACGCAT